AGACTTGCGCCGTGGACACACTAACGCTGGTCCTTTTAGAAACAAAGATAAACACCCAGGTGCAGCTTACGGTATTTTAACTCCAGGTCAGCATCAGTTCTTAATGGACGACGGCGAAGAATTTAAAAACGGTCAGATTCGATTGCGTACTGCTAGCGGCAATACGTTTATCATGGACAATGATGAAGGCTTCATTTACTTTATTAACGCAACAGGCAATGCCTGGATGCAGTTAGACAAAGAAGGCAACGTAGACGTTTATGCAGGCGGCGACTTTAGTGTCAACGCCGAAGGAAGTATTAACTTACGTGCTAGCAACAATATTAATATGGATGCTGGCAACAACATTAATGCCGCAGCAGCAAAAAACTTTGAGTTAGAAGCATGTGAAGTTTTTAATGCTACTGGTACAACTGGCATGAAGTTAAGCACTGGTCAAAATATGAACATCTTAGCTGACAGCCAATTTAAAATGACAGGTCAGCGCATTGACTTAAATGGCCCGCCTGCTGAACGTGCAACATTACCAGCTGCAAATAGCTTAGTAACAAATGCATCAGTTGGTAAAAGTATTGCTGGCCGTGTACCTGAAGCTGAACCATACGGTGGCCACGTTAGTAAAGGGGGCGAGCAACCTACAGTTGTAACAGGTACTGCACCAGTCGACGATCCGGTAATTGCTCCTGCACCAGAAAGCTACGAAGATAAACCTGCACCAGAAGATACTGATGCTATTGCTTGCGTCCCAGAGCCAACAAAAGGTGTATTAAGCGATATAGGGTTTAAGATTTTAAAAAGTCGCGAAGCATATTGCGGCATCATGTATAGTGACTTCCAAGGTTATAGTATCGGATACGGTATTCGTTTAGACATTTTTGGCCCTGGCGGCGGGGGGAAAATTGACGAAAACTTAAAGAAGGCACTTTTAGCTGGCCCAAGCGAAGCTGAAGCACGTTTAGCAAGTCGTCAAATTATTGATAGAGAGAATACTCCGCGAGTAATGCGAGCACTTGAAAAAGCAAAAAGCTCTGCAGGTAAACCGGTTTGTATTACCCAAGCACAAATTGATGCATTAATTATGGCCTCATACAGCAGTCCGGCTAGCGCAGACAAAATGGCACAGGCACTAGTTCAAGCAGCAGCATCGTCTGCAGACGGCAAGGCGTCAAATGAAGATATTGCTAAAATTTGGGCAAATACTCCTTACAATAACAGCAGTAACGTTCGTAACAGTGATGCAAGATTTGCAATGACAGGCAAGCCTAATGCTAACACTCGCGTAATGGAGCCAGTTCAGTTAATGAACGAAGGTATCAAGCGAGATTTAGCACGTTTAAAGAACAACAAGGTGCAAATTCCTCAATCAAATGACTGGAGAACACCATACGGCAACGGTGGCGCAACTGGTACTCGGGTTGAGTGTGCCTACGGTAAGCCAACACCGCAACACTTAGCACAATGGGAAAGAAGTTATTATCTAAACACAGGGCTAGTTCCTTATGGATCTAACTTAACACCAGCGCAGTTACGTGACAAGTATGGTGCTCCGCACACAGGCGAAAACTTCCCGCCCGCACAAGCATCTAACGTTTAATCCGTCAGATAAAACCCTGTTTATTAAATCCTGGTAAATAGGTGTATGCCAGTCTACAGATCAAAATTTCGCGGTTATAGCTCAGTTGGTACTAGCTTTTTAAGCCCTACTCGTTACGACCTTGACTTAGCAAGACAAGACTTGTTAAATCACTTTAACACTCGCAAAGGCGAGCGTGTTATGCTACCTGAATTTGGTAGCATAGTATGGGATTTGCTTTTTGATCCTTTAGACGACCGCACAAAATATCTAATTGACCAAGATGTAAGATCGATTATTAAAAACGATCCAAGATGGCAGCTTGAAAACGTAGCAATCTCAGAAGGTCCAAACGCACTACTAATTGAAGTGGTGGTTACATACTTGCCAACATCAGAATCAGTTACACTACCATTAGTATACGACAAAGGAACAAACACATTATGAGTCAGACTCGACGCCTTGGACAGCTTTACGCAGCCGAAAGCTGGCTTAACAATTATCGCTATCTAGTAAATGCTGATTTTAAAGCATACGACTTTGTTAGCTTACGTGAAGCATTAATTGCTCACATTCAAACAAACTATCCTGAAGATTTCAATGACTTTATTAACTCAAGCGAGTACGTTGCGCTTATTGACTTAATTTCATTCTTAGGACAAAACTTAGCTTTCCGTGCTGATTTAAACGTTCGCGAAACATTTTTAGAAACCGCCGAAGTTCGTGGTAATGTGCTAAGTCGTGCCCGCCAATTGGGCTACAAGCCGTTCCGCAATGGTGCTGCAACTGGATTCTTACGAATTACATCTGTAAACACTACTCAAGAAATATACGACAGCACTGGTACAAACTTAGCAGGCAAAACAATTGTTTGGGCCGATCCGCTAAACCTTGACTTTAACGAACAATTTACGTTAATCTTAAACCAAGTTCTAAGCAAACTAAACCCAGTTGGCCGCCCAGTTAGTTCTATTTCATCAAACGGTGTAACACGACAGCTATATGAAATTGATCAACCTGAGACTAGAACAATGGTAGAAACATTTACAGTTTCAGCACGAAACAATAACAGTTACCCATGCGAAATTGTTCCTGTAACTGTTGATGCATCAACTGGTTTGGCAACTGAAAATGATCCTAACCCATATGGGCTACAAACATTACTATTCAACAACGATGGTTCTGGGTACAGCTCTAAAACCAATGGCTGGTTCTTCTTATTCAAGCAAGGTACATTAAAGTTCGAAGACTTTGTATTAGATACTAAAGTTGAAAACAGAGTAATCGACCTTCAAGGTACTAACATTAACGAATCTGACGTATGGGTTCAAAGCGTTGATAGCGCAGGTAAGGTACTATATCAATGGACAGCAGTTCCAAACACAAACAACAAGAACATCGTATTCAACAGCATTGATAAGAATAGCCGTAAAGTGTTTGAAATTATCACACGAGAAAACGACTCTATCTCTGTTAAGTTTGGCGACGACATCTTTGCTGATATTCCAACTGGCAACATTAGAATCTGGTATCGCGAAAGTGCAAACGAAGCAATCAATATTATCCCCGAAGATGTAGCAGGCTTAGAGTTATCAGTTCGCTATGTTGATAATATGTCACGTGAGCAAGACTTAACTGTTACGCTTGAACTATCATCATCTGCATATGGTACTGCAAACGAAACACTAGCACAAATTAAAAACCGTGCAGCACGTACAAGTGCATCTCAAGATCGAATGATTACTGGCGACGATTACAACATCTATCCAGAAGGTAAAGTTAGTGGCATTGCTAAAATCAAAACAGTTAACCGTACACACGCCGGTCAAAGTGTCTATGCTGATCTATTAGATCCAACTGGTACATACCGTCCAGTTATTACACTTGCCGACGATGCGTTCATCTACGAAACAGAAGTAGTAGCAGAAAGCTCAATGGATGCAACGGAAGGCTTTAACAGCTTATTCAACTGGGTTGAAGCTTCATTGCTTGACAAATATCTACAGCAATTATATTACAAGAAGTATTCTCCAATTGCGCCTGATACTGGTGTAAGTGTAAACTGGATTACTGTTAACTCTGGTAATGCTACTTCTACAGGCTACTTCTCACTGTCAACTACAGGTGCTCCTTTACGTGTTGGCCGCGGTAGTCCAGATTTAAAATTCAGAACACTAAACAAGAATACACTAATCAAAACAAAGCAAGGCAAGTGGACACGAGTATTAGATGTATATAAAGAAGGTCTAGGTATTGTTGACAACAGTGGTGCTAATACAGGTCTTCGTGCCAATGGTCAAGGTGCAGTATTCATTGATTCAATTGAAAAGACTGTTAACATTAATTCTTGGTTCCCTTCATTGCGTACTGCTTTTACAGCTACAGAAAAACGTGAAATCTTAGAAGAACTTAAATCAAACCGTAGCTTTGGATTGAAGTACGTTAATACTACAACGCAACCAGACCGTTGGAAAGTAATATCAGCTGACGATGTAGTTGCAACTGGACAGTTTATTGCACCAGAAGGCGCTAATGTTGCGTCGGGCTCTGCTTGGTTAATTCGCGTAGAGTACAATGCTGCCGCAGGTACTTGGTCAATGTTTACACGACAAGACCAAACTGTGCTTGGAAGTGCAAATCAGTTAACGTTCTTAAATCAAAGATTTGGCGAAGCAGTTGACTATCTATCACAACGCAAAGTGTCTAATACTGTTAAGTTTATTGACCAAACAGCAGAGCTAACTGTTGCTGACTACTTTAAACTTGATGATGGTCGTTACGATTCAAAACGTGTTAAATTGCTATTACCTGGTATTTCTGAGAACCTAGTACCAAACGATCCTACACTAATTTCTAAAATCATTGGTAGCTCTACAGTGCAGTTATCTAAAGTTGAATTTGTTGATGCTAAAGGTCAATATACTTTAGCACCAGCCGCAACTGGATCTTCATATAAAGGCGTAGCTAACCAGCGAGTACAACACAGTCATGTACCGCTAAGAAGCAACCGTGTTAATGCATCAACAACAAACATTATGGACATGTTTGTGCTAACATCATCATATGATACTGCCTTCCGCAACTGGATTACAGTAAACGGAACAGAAGCAACGAAGCCAATTACAGTAACATCGTACACGTTAGAAAAATTAATGTCAACTATCCTACCTTACAAGAGTGTTAGTGATAGCATTATTTTCCATCCTGTAAAATACAAAGTAATCTTTGGTAAAAATGCTGACATTAGAAATCAAGCAACTATCAGAGTTACAAAGAGTGACACAACAAGAGTAAGCGATGCAGAAATTCGCAGCAGAGTCATCGATGCAATGAATCAATACTTCAACGTTGATAACTGGGACTTTGGTGAAACATTTTATTTCACCGACATGGCATCTTGGATACATAAGTCGTTAGGTGGTATTATTAGCAGTGTTGTATTAGTACCAAAACAAAAGAACATGTCAAGTAGTGATATGTTCCAAATCATGTGCGACGATGATGAAATTTTCGTAAGCAGTGCAACAGTAAAAGATGTTGAGGTTATTACAAACTCAATGTCAGTAACAACAAAATAAGGTAAACAATGGAAAAAGATCCTAAAAAATTAACCCCTGGTAACCCTTTTAACAAGACATATCCAGGCCAGGATTTAAACAACGGAGTAGCTCCATATACAACAGAGATGCTACCTGTTGTCTTTAGAACAGAGACAAACAAGAAAGTATTGAGTGCGATACTCGAAGACTTGTTTCAACCCAGTTCCATTGAAACGCTTAATTACGTAGTTGGCCGAACACCAACGCCTTCATTTGGCCCTGGTTATTTGCCACATCCAACTGCCCGCCGTCAAGGTGAAGTTGGCCTTGCTTATTTTTCTGCCGCAGAAACAAAAACTTTAACAGCAGACAACATTGCTGACGCATGGAACTTAAATGACAGAGTTAACGAGCAACCAGCAGCAATAAGCATTTTAGACTTGCCAATTGATACTGATAAGTTTTTAAACTGGTTTGACTATTACTGGATTGAAGAACGCATGCCAGTATTGTATCTAACTGGTGGCAAAGCAGAGTCATATAGTGTTCAGCAAGATATCATTGGTAAGAAGTATTTTACATTGCCTACGCAGTCAAATGGCAACACATTAGAACTAAAGAATGGCATGCGTATTGCCTTTCAGCAATACCCTGGCCAATTTGATATTAACTGCGACTTAGATATTGATTTTGTTGCTAGCGGTAAAGATGAAGACCAGTTTGCTGACCTTGAACTTATTAACTATGACCGTGGATTAATTGGTATCGCAGTTGATGGCCAACTAAAGTACGCTGGAACTGATTACGAAGTAATTGCTAGTAGCATCCATTGGAAAGGTACAGCACCTCAAGCAGGACAAACTATTCACGCACACTTCCCAGACTTTTACTTAACACCAGAAGCAGAAGTTCGAATCAGAAGCTGGTTAGTTACAGGCGTGGGTACCGAAGGTGGTATTAAACTGTTAGGCATGAACTCTCAGTTTACAAACACAGTTTACAGTAAATTAACAAATGCCTTGTGGGATCAAACAGCTATGCCGTGGGATCGTTCTGAATGGGACGGCTTCTTACCAGGTGTTAACCCTAAGGAGTACGTGCTACAACAACCGGGCGCAGCAAACAGAAACGCACACAGTCGCTCTAACGTCTGGATTCATAAAACTGCAATCCAAACTTTTGCTGACTTTATGAATATTAAATTCAGCGACATTGCTAAAGAATCTCACAGAGCTGAACGTCCTATTGTTGAATTTGAAAACACATTAGAGTTATACAATCACGGTGTTCAGTATAGACACTGGCCAACGTTCTTAGTAAATGAAAAAGAAGTTAGCATTGCTGACTTTGACAATATTCCATTGACATCTAAAAATACAACAACTTTAGATGCACGATACATGGCATTGCTAAGAAAACTAAGTCGCCCAGTTGACGTTGCTATCCAAACAGAAATACACGGCAACTTGAAAATCTCATTGGACGCAGACACTGTAACGCAAGCCGAACTAGCTAAGATTTTAGAAAACTTAGAAAAGGACAATATTGCTGGTCGTATTCCAAAGTACGCAGTATATAAAATAGTCAACAACCAAGTTACTTGGATTAAAAATGCTCCAACTGGTAATTGGATTATTACCTACCGAGTATCCGGAGTAGCACTTGCAGCGTTACGAATCTTATGGTTAAACGACGACTACTTGAAGAACAAGATTGTAAACATTCGCGCTTCGGGTGGTAAAACCAATGGCATTGCAATAGAACAAGCTAATGACGGCGATGCAGTTGTTATTAATGTTACATCCTCTAATGATCCGCATTACCTACACGAATATCATTGGGTCAATGGTGCAGCAGTACAGGCTACATTTAGACAGTCTGCAACAGATTTACCAAAATTTGAAATTTACAATAGCGAAGGTCAACGCCTAAGCGATGTAGAATCGATCATTGGCTATCGACCAAACATACAATACAGTAACATTTTACGTCCTAAGTCAGGCGACGTATTTGACTCTGAGTCAGGCTACAAGTTAGCATTTGATTCTGATCAATTTACACAGCTAACAGACGGCAACGTTGCCAAAGATAGTATGTATAACATTGTGTTTGAATACACATTACAAAATACATCAGTCTATACTAACGAATCTGGCACACAGCTTCGCGTTTATGGTCCTTACTCATTCAGACGTTATGCAGGTAA